GACCTTCAGGCAGCAACGGGCCTACGGGACCGACTGGTCCTACCGGACCGACTGGCGCACCCGGAACAGCTAACACCACGCCAGGACCACCCGGTCCTCCGGGACCTCCCGGACCACCAGGACCACCAGGACCACCATGACGATCAAAGTAAAACTGTCTTCAAACGGAACCACGACGACTGTGCCCAATGCCGCCGTCATTGCGGCTGCCTCCGTCGGTGAACTGTTTATCAATACGGCGGATGGCTTCTTACGCGTCCGCCATTCTGATGGCAATTTGGTGCTGGTCAACAAGACCGGTCTGACGGGACCGACTGGCCCAACCGGCAGTACAGGTGGCACCGGACCAACCGGACCCAACGGCGTACGCGGACCAACAGGACCCCAGGGCCCATCAGGACCGACCGGTCCTCCGGGTTCTAATGGACCAACAGGACCAGTCGGACCAGTAGGACCTCCGGGACCGACAGGACCTCCGGGACCAGCTCCTCCGCCTTCACCTCCGGACCCTCCGGGCGGCGACGGTGGCTAATGGACGGTGATGGGTTTGAGTTCGAGAGCTGGTTCGTCAAGCACTGGCGACCGTATATGGCCTGGTGCTATATGGTCGTCTGTATGTTCGATTTTCTCATCGGACCCATCTTCTGGACCGCAACTCAGGCGTATCTCGGGCAACCGCTGACCGCCTGGGTGCCGCTCACCATTGGTGGCGCGGGCATCTATCATATGGCCATGGGCGGAATTATTGGCGTCACTGCCTGGTCTAGAGGCCAGGAAAAACTTAAATACATGGAAACAGGTGTACCAGCAGTAGTAGAACCAGTAAAGAAGTAACGTTGTGCTCACGCTCATATCAACAATCCTAGCAGGAGTCCTCGGCTTTCTACCCAAGCTGATGGGCTTCTTTGAGCGTAAGCAGGAGCTAAAGTATGAAATCGAACTCACAACCCTTAAACTTCAGGCCGCTAAAGAAGGTCTTACGATCCAGGCAAACACTGCTGATCTTAAAAGTATGGTGGAAGAGGGAAATTCTCTTCGAACTCATGATCTGGGCCTTACTGGTAACCGCTTTACTCAAATACTATCGGCTTCTGTCCGACCCGTCATCACCTATGCATTTTTCAGTCTTTTCTTCCTGGTTAAGCTGATCATGCTGTTTGTGCTCTACGATAATGGTATCGTAGACCCGGCAGTCTGGAAGAACAACCTGCTAGATGATGAGACCATGGCGATCTTCGGAGCGATCATTGGTTTTTGGTTCGGTGCTCGAGCCTACCAGAGGCTGAGCGAAATGTATGGTGCACAGTCTGTAACGAAAGGAAAGAAATAACATGTGGATCATTGATCTGTTCAACATCTCCGTCGGCGTGTTTGTCGGCCTGATGTTCGGCTGGAACTTTCTTGAGCGCCCCGAGTGGGCCAAGAAGCTTTGGGACAAGTGGTTCAGCTGGGTAAAGTCCGGCTGGGACTGGCTGCTCGCCAAGGTTCAGTTCTGGAAGTAATTAAAAGGCCATACGGCCCTAAATAGGTGATTATCTATCTAGGAGCGCAGTATGGCCTTTCCCACATCTAGAGCTACATTCCGTGACTACTGCCTACGCCGTCTAGGTTGGCCGGTCATCAACATCAATGTGGATGACGACCAGGTCGAAGAACGCGTCGACGACGCACTCCAATACTACTGGGACTACCACTTCGATGGCTCGGAAAAGGTCTACTACAAGCACCAGATCACATCCAACAACATGCATACGGCGGTCTATGGCCTCACTCTGGTGGAAGGCGGAACGCTCTATTCAAACAGTGATGTTGTGGTATTTTCAGGTGGAGGTGGTGCTAATGCCGCTGCTTCTATTACCACCTATGCTAATGGGACTATTTCTGCTGTATCCCTGACGGATAACGGTGTTGGCTATGCCACCGCACCGACCATTTCGATCACCACCTCCACTGGTTCCGGCGCGGAGATCACCGCCGAGCTGGGCGGCTGGATACCTATCCCCGAAAACATCATCGGCGTCGTCAACATTTTCAATACCGGATCAGCATTCGGTATCAGCGACATGTTCAATGTCCAGTACCAGCTGGCCATCAATGACATGTACAACTATACCAACTTCACCCTGATCCCCTACTACATCACCCGTACGCACCTTGAGCTGATCAACCAGCTGCTGAACGGCCAGAAGCCGATCCGCTACAACCGGCATCGCAACCGGTGCTATGTCGACATGAAGTGGGACACTATCCCTGTTGATCAATGGCTCATTGTGGAAGCCTACAACATTGTGGACCCGGATGAGTGGACCGACGCCTGGAACGACCGCTGGCTCAAGCAGTACGCCACTGCGCTCATCAAGCGTCAATGGGGCAACAACATGAAGAAGTATAGCGGTGTGCAGCTGGTCAACGGCGTGCAGATGAACGGCCAGATCATCTATGAGGAAGCCGAGCAGGAGATCGCCAAGCTGGAAGGCGAGATGATCAACAGCTACTCGCTGCCCGCCTGCGACATGATTGGCTGATGAAACGCTTCAAACAGTTCTGTGCTGAAGGGATGGGCTGGAAAGGCCGTCAAGAGCCGCCCAGAGAAGACGGCAGTCATCGGTTTAGGACGATCGATCATGAAGCCCATATTGACGGCCATCACGTCGCAGTAGAATTCAAAGAGCGGCATCCACACCATTGGTCTGCGGACTTTGCAGTCAATCATTCAAACCATCCGCATCGCGAGCACAACGTTCCCATGGAAACTAAGATGAAAATCTTGAAGCATGTCCATCATAGCGTTAATCGGTTTGTTAAGCGCGTAAAGCCCAAGGTGCTGATCATGGCCGCTAATTCAGACGAAAAGCACGCACTTTATGACAAATTTGCGGCTCGTATCGCCAAACAACACGGCGCGACCCATCACCACGGACGCGAGATTCTAGCCCATATCCTGAAGTTCAAACCCAATGCCGACTAACAGGTACTTCGACAATTATTCGGCGGCCAACGAACAGGCGTTGCTTGACGACCTGATGGTCGAGGTCATTCAGGTGCATGGCATCGATGCCTGGTACATCCCACGCCAGATCAACAATCAGGACGAGCTGTTCGGTGAGGACGCAATCTCCAGCTATGAGACGCCTTACCTGCTTGAGGTCTATATCAAGAGCGTCGACGGCTTCACCGGTGACGGCAATCTGCTGTCCAAGTTTGGCCTGGAAATCCGCGACACAGTGACCTTCACTGTCGCCCGCCGCGTCTGGGAAGAGGAAGTGGGTCAGCTTCAGGATCAGAGCCGTCCCAACGAAGGCGACCTGGTGTTCTTTCCCCTCAACAAGAAGATATTCCAGATCAAGTATGTCGACCACGAGGCAGTGGGCAGCTTCTACCAGCTGGGCGAGCGCTACTCCTACGATCTGCGTTGCGAGCTCTTTGAGTACAGCAACGAGGTGTTCAACACCGGCATCACTGACATTGATGAAATCCAGACCAAGTGGTCTACCAATCTGCTGGACTACGCTCTGCTGACCGAGGACAGCTATGCCTTGCAGACGGAGAACGGCGACTACATCATGCTGGAAACCTATGATGAGGACACCACCCAGCCGCTGGCCAACAACGACGAGGTGGACGCTGAGGAGGACGACATCCTTGACTTCAGTGAGTGGAACCCACTTTCTGACGAAGGATTTGGGGCATGAGACGCTTTAAGGAATTTCTAAGGCAACCGCAGTATTACCCTGGGTTCGTCGGTTTCCGGGGCTGGCCCGGACTAATCGGTGAATCTGTACGTTTTCCTGTTGACCACGACTTCCATGAAGGCGAAGCTCCTGGTCACTCAGCAATGCTGGAGCACTACCAGCACTTCGACTCGGACGATGCCAAGCACTTTCATAAGTACACCAAAGCCTCGAGAGGTCTGAACGAAGCCCTGCATACATTGGGCAGCCGGAAATTTGACTACGAAGCGGATCAGCATATGAAGCGCAATGCTGCATTTCACGCCGGTCTCAGCAAAGCTTTGAAGAAGCACACCACCCCGCATGCTATGCATGTGTGGTCCGGCTCATGGTTTAATCCAGGCCGCGTCAAGGCGCGCACTGCGGATGGGAAGATACCCATCCACCTTCACTCCTACACCAGCACCAGTCTGTCGCGCCATGTAGGCGGCGGTCATGCCAAGGGCCATGACGAGGACAACGGCGAGCGTCACCACCACTACCTTCAGATACATGTTCCGAAGGGAAGCCATGGTGGCTACATCCAACATTTAAGTGTACATCCTCACGAATATGAGTTTTTGCTGCACCATGGTGCTAAACTGCACATCGACCCGACACCGCGTACGGAGCATGTGGAGGGCGAGTCCCGTAAAATGTGGCGCGCTAAATTGGTGCACGATGGCGTTCATCAACCACCGACTATTGAGGGGACTGCGAAATGAGCTACTACGGGAATTATTGGGTCAAGGTGCTTGCGTTGGTTCTAGGTATTGTACTGGCGTTTGCCATCTGGCTGCCAGCTCGAGCCCAGCATGCGCAACACGAGCACGAGTCAGCACCGGTCAGCGAGCTGCTGATGGGCTACCACGACCCGAACAAGCATCATCAGCTGCATCACTGGTATAAGAAGCTGATGCGTCCGGACCAGCCGGGTACCTCCTGCTGCTCCAAGGAAGACTGTGTGCCGACCCGCGCCGAGTTGCGCGACGGGGAATGGTGGGCAATGCGCAATGGCGTGTGGGTCAAAATTCCACCGGAGAAGATCAATGCAGAAGACAGCTATGACACCTCCGCACATATCTGCTTTCCGCCGCCCCATAAGACTCACGGGCTCTACGGCTACGAACCAGGCCGCATCTTCTGCTTTGTGAAGCCTGGCATTGGAGGATAAAAGGAAATCTTAGGACACGGGTATTTTGGCTTCGACCTACTGCGTAAGTACGTTGTTGTTTTCGGTTCTGTATTCAAAGACATTGCAGTAAAGAGGGAGGACTCGTCCGGTGACACCACCGTTCTGACGCGGGTCCCACTCACGTATTCATCCAAAGAGAAGATGCTCAGCCGCGTGTCGGGCGATCCTAACCTGGACCGCGAGGCGGCAATCGTGCTGCCTCATATGGGCTTCGAGATCACCAACATCGTCTATGGCGGCGATCGCAAGCTCAATACCATGGGCCGCTATGCCGCCCGCAATAGCAACGATCCCAACAAGTTCTACTACCAGTTCAACCCGGTTCCGGTGGACATCCAGTTTGAGCTGTATATCCTCTGCAAGAACCAGCTGGACGGCACCCGTATCATTGAACAGATTATCCCGTTCTTCACGCCGGACTACACCATCAAATGCGGGCTGATTGACGATCTGCCGGACCACTCTGTCGACATCCCGATTGAGTACGCCGGTATGGGTGCTATCGAGGACATCTACGAGGGCGACTTCTCCCAGCGCAAGGTGCTGATGTATGTGCTCAGCTTCCGTATGCGGGCTCAGATGTACGGACCGGTGCGTCAGAAGGCCATCATCAAGTACGTCATCACCAACTTCCGTCTGGGCGAGCAGGAGGATGAGCCCGAGGTCGCTTCGCGGATGACGGTCACTCCCGGCCTGACCGCAAATGGCGAG